CGCCCTCCACGAGCGCGGCCCATGTCTCGGACAGCCATGAGGTGAACGCGGCCCACGCCTTGCGGCCGACCTCGGTCTGGGTGAAGAACCAGACGAGCGCGGCGACCACCGTGGCGAAGATCGTGACCCAGAATCCGACGGGATTCGCCTTGAGGACGGCGTTGAAGGCCCGTTGGATGGCGGTGCCGGCGCTCGTCACGGCGTTCCATGCGAGTTGCGCGTTCTGCGCGATCTTGGTGGATGCGGCTATCTTCTGGATGCGGCCGGAGATGCCGCCTATGCCGTTGACGAGGTCGGTGACGCCGTTGGCGGCGTTCTTGACCTTCACGGCGGCGTTGAAGATGCCGTCGAGCCCGCCGGCGACCGCCGTGATGCCCGCCGTGGCCGTTTTGAAGCCGAGGAACGCGGCGACGGCCGGTATGAGCACGGGCGCGAGCTTGCCGGCGTTGCCGACGATGAGGTTCAACGTGTCGGCGATGAGTTTTATGGCGGTCGCGACCCCGTCGGGCGGCATGAGTTTCACCCAGTCGATGACCATGTTGACGACGCCCATGATCGCGTCCCGAATGGTGTCCCACGCGGATTTGAACGCGGTGATCGCGCCGTTTTCCTCCAGTTTGGAGTAGAGGCGCTGGAACCAGCCGATGAGCCCTTCGATGCCTGCCTGGACGACGGGCACGGCGTTGGTGACTCCGTCTGCGATCCAGCTCATGCCGCCGGTGATGGCGGGTTTGACGCTGTCGAGCACACTCGCGCCGAGCTTGACGAACGCGGCTTCGAGGTTGCCGGTGGCTCCCTCGATGGTGCTGGCGGATGTGGCGGCTTCCACGGCGGCGTCGGTGAAGCCGAGCGACATGATCGCGTCGTTGAATTCCTGCGCGGTGATCTGCCCGTCGGCCATCGCGTCGCGGAAGTTGCCGGTGTAGGCTCCGGCCTCCTTGAGTGCCTGTTGGATTTTGCCGCTCGCGCCGGGGATCGCGTCAGAGAGCTGGTTCCAGTTCTCGGTCGTGAGTTTTCCCTGGCCGGCGGTCTGCGTCAGCACCATCGCCACGGACTTGAAGGTGTCGGCGGAGCCGCCGGCGACGGCGTTGAGGTTGCCTGCGGCTTCGGCGAGCTTGTCGTAGTTGGGCACGCCGTTGGCGGCCAATTGGGCGGTGGTGTTGCGGATGTCGTTGAGGTCGTAGACGGTCTTGTCGGCGTAGTCCTGCGTGCTGGCGGTGAGTCGTTTGATCTGCTGTTCGCTGACGCCGGCGAAGTTCAGGGTGCTGGCGAACTTCTGGGCGCTGTCGGAGGCGCTGGTGATCTCGCCGGACAGGCCCATGAACGCTTCGATGGCCTTGCCCGCGACGCTTTGCGCGATGCCGGTGATGACGCCGAGTTTCGCGCCGAAGCCGCCGGCGAAGCCGTTGCCGGCTTTGATGCCGGCGGTGTTGCCGGCGGTTTCCGATGCGCTGCCGAACGCCGATTCGATGGCCTTGCCGACGCCCTTCATGCTGGGCACGACCTGCACGAACGCGGTGGCGATCTCGATTGCCATGCTATGCCTCCCTGATGGTGGTGCGCGGTGCGGCCAGGTATGCGGCTAGTTGTTCGTCGTCCATCGCCACGGCCTCGCCGCCCGTGGCTTCATGCCGGACGGTGCCGGGGCGTTGGAGCTGTCCGCGCCAGCGCGCGCCCTTGCGTGAGGCTTCCTTGGTTTTCGTCCAGGCGAGGAACGCGAGGCTGTCGCGGATGTCGGCGAGGAGGTAGGTCTGGTCGTCCCATGCGAGGCGCGGGTTGAGTTTTTGCCAGACGATGGACTGGCGGGGCAGGTTGGCGGCCAGTGCGGCCGCCCGGTTGGCGGGCAGTTCGCCCGTCCAGATGAGGTCGGGGTTGAGCCCATAGAAACGCTGGAAGTCCGCTTCGAGCGCGTCGGGTGCCGTGGCGAGCATTCCTATGAGCGTCAGGAGTTTGGGGCGACCTGTTCGAGGAGCTGGGCGATGAATTCGCTGACCTTGTCGATGCTCACGCGCCCGGTGTCGGGGTCGCGCAATGCGTCCTTCATGGCCGTGTACTGGTCGCCGCACAGCTTCTTGAGGAAGGGGACGATGGCGAACGCGCCGGCACCGTCGCCGGACTGGGCGGTTTGGAGGTCGTAGAGGTATTCGACCATGTCGAGGTCGTCGAAGATCGCGGGGCTGACGGCGAGGGTGACGCCCATGGCCTCGACGGTCTTGGGCTGGTTTTTCGGGGTTTTGCGGTCCTGCGGCTGCTTGGCTGCCATATGCGTGTCCTTTCAGAGGGGTGCGCCCGCCGGATGGCGGGCGCGGGGTGGGATCACTTGCTGAGCGAGGCGGTGGCGACTTTGGCGATGTATTCGACGCTGGTGGCTCCGTTGATGAGGTCGCTCGGGTTGGCGCTCATGGTCACGCCGTAGCCGATGGCGTCGCCGGCGCTGTAGGTGGTGTCGTCGAATTCGGTGATGGTGCCGTCGGCGACGACGATGCGCTTGACTCGGTTGCCGGTCATGGCGATCTCGAACACGAGCACGAGGCTTTCGCCGGACGGGATGGCGTGGTAGACGGTGAGCTTGTCTGCGGTGCCGGTGACGTTCGCGGTGCCGAAGCGCAGTTTGAGGCTGGCTTCGTTGGTTTCGATCATGTTGAACTGCCATGTCTCGCCGTAGCCGCTGATCTCGGACAGCACCTTGATGCCGCCCATCTCGTTGATGTCGGTGGTGTCGGTGTCGGTGGCGTTGGTGACGCCGTCCTCCGACAGGTAGCCGACGCAGGTGTATGCTGCCGGCAGGGCTGTGGTGGCGTCGGTCGGCAGGTCGGTGCCGGCGGGCGCGTAGTAGAGGCAGCCGGTCTTCTTGGGCTTGCCGAGGCTGACGTTTTTCTTGTTGTTGTGGTTGGTTTCGGCCATGATGGTGCCTTTCGGATGGTGCGGCGTCGTCTTATTGGGTGGCGGCGTCGAGGCTTATGGTGATCTGGTATCGGGGCTGGGGCGGCGGGCCGGGGTCGGGGAAGTCGATGACGCTTTCCACGCTGACGGCGGCGATGGGGTCGAGCAGGTCGAGGTCGAGCAGTCGGGGCAGCACCTGGCTCGTGGCGAGCTGGGCGGCCTGCCATCGGCTTTCCGCCCATGCCTGCACGGCGATGGTGGGATGGCTGCTGTATTCGAGTTCCCGGCCTCCTACCCGTTCGATGGTGACGAACCGTTGGGGCCGGTCTGCGGGCACTTCGAGGTAGGCGGTCAGGCCGTCGCCGTCGGGGTCGGCGTCGATCCAGTCCTTGACTGTTTTTTCGAGGTTGAGTTTCATTGCTGTTTCACCGACTTGAGCAGCGTGTTGTGTTTCGCGTTGTCCTCCATCGCCTTCACGTTGCCTTCGGAGCCGTGCCCGGTCGTGGCGAGCGCGACGCTGCCTTTGGGGGTGCTGACATGGGTTGCGGCCTCGTAGGTCGCGCCTTCGACCTGTGCCATGCTGTTGGCGCGGGCGGCGATGAGCGTGGCCTGTTGGTCGATGGTCTGCTGGATGGGTGCGGATTGGCGTATCGCGCGGAAGCCGGCGAGGTTGAGTTTGACCTTTGCCATGCGTTGCTCTCCTAGCCTCTGGTGTCGGCGAGTTCGACGGTGAGGTTCCAGCGGGTCGGGGTCATGCCGCCCGTGTAGGGGCGGGGGTCTCCGATCACGGTGTATTCGACGCCGTCGATGCGTGCTTTGGCTCCGCGCAGGCTTCGGTAGGGCCATGCGCGGGGCATGTGGATGGTTTTGGCGGTGCGGATGCCGTCGGGGCGGATGGGGTCGGTGGAGTTCGATTGGCTGCCGTCCTGTATGAGCACGTCGTCCACCTGTTCCTCGCGGGTGTTCCAGATGATTCCGCCGCCGGGGTCTTCGCCGGCTTTGACGCGGTGGATAAGGGTGATGGTCTCGCCTCTCATGCCGTGCCTCCGGCCATGTCGTAGGCCCATGTCTCGCCGTCGCCGCCCAGGGCTTCCTTCTCGCTCGTGGTGAGGTAGAGGTCGCCGGCGGGGTTGGCGTAGCTCAGGCTTTCGCTGTAGCTGCCGGCCGTCTGGGTGCTTTGGGTGACGCCCGACATGTCGGGGCCGGCCTGCATGGCTCGTTTGACGGCCATGCAGGCGATGCGCTTCAACGTGGCCGGCTTGGCGTTGGCCCATTGGGGGCATGTGGTGCGGATAAGGTCGGAGGCGTCCTGCAGCAGCGTCTCGGCGCGGGTTCGTTCGTCGCCGGTGAGCGCGTGCCAGCGTGCTTCGAGGTCGCCGGCCTGCGCGAACGGCTTCTCGTCGTCCGTTTCGTCCTCTCCCCCGCCGGCCTGCGTCACGGTTGTGCCGTCGGACAGGTTGAGCGGGGTGCTGGGGTATCCGTCCATGCGGGGTCTCCTTAGGCGAGGATGCCGGCGGCCTTGAGCTTGGTCAGCGTGGCGTTGACCTTCGCGATGATGGCCGACGAGTCGGCGCTGGCGGCGAGCTGCGCTTCGGCCGCCTGCTGGAGCACGCCGCCGCGCGCGCCGGCGGTCGGCGCGGGCGGCGTGAACGTGCCGGGCTTGCCGGTGATGGCCGACCATGCGATGGTCGCGACGCCTTCCGCGAACGGGGTGCCGTCGGGCTTGACCAGACGCACGGGAATGGACAGGCCGGCCTCGTCGGCCTCGTCGGTTTCCTGCACTACGAGCGTCTGGGTGAGCGGCGCGGCCATCACTTGCCCGCCCTGCCGGTGCTCGTCGGCTTCTTGAGCACGGCGATGCCCTTGGGGTCGAGGATCGCGTAGGAGTACATGGCCTCGGTGCGGTAGGCGATCTGGTTGACGCCCTTGAGGTCCTTGCCGGTGTTGTCGGGGTCGCCGTATTCGATGATCTCGCTCCAGATGTCGCGCACCATGCCCCACTTGATGAGGCGGAAGTCGCCGAGGAAGGCGAGGATGCCGGTCGCCGGGGTGATGAGTCGGCCGTTGACCGTGCCGGACGTGGCGGCGGGGATGCCGTCGAGGTTGCCGACCTGAAGGTTGATCGGGATTTCCGGGTAGAAGCGCTGGCCGGTGGAGGGGACGCGAATCTTGCGCAGCTCGTTGGCCATGGTCTTGGACAGGGCGATGCCGTTGATGTCGTACTCGTCGCTGACGACCTCGGCGAGGCTGTCGATGTCGGCGACGCGATCGTCGGTGGCCGTCACGCCGACCGCGCTTTTGGCGAGCGCGTTGAAGCCTTCGAGGGTCGTCTTCTTCTTGGGGTCGAAGGCGTGGTAGACGACGTAGTCGAGGACGCGGCCCATCGCGGCGGCCTGGTCGGTCATGATCTTGCTGATGATCTCCAGTTTGGCGTCGTCGTCGGCCCACTGGAGCTCGTTGCTGACGCGGGTGGTGGTCTGCACCTTGAAGCGTTTGCCGACGACCGGGGTGAGGGTTTCCTCGTAGCTGGACTTCTGCGCGCCTTCGGCGACGACCTCGGCTTCGGAATTGCCGGTGAAGACCATGTATTCCTTGTCGAGGAAGAGCTGGGGTTCGCTCGGGGACAGTGCGGCGATGGTGCTGGTGTCCTTGGCGCGCTTGGTGATGACGGTGGCTGCTTCCTTGGGGAGCAGCACCTTGCTGGTGTCGAGTGCCATGATGATGGTTTCCTTTCGGATGGTTGGTGGCGGTTAGTCTTTGTTGCCGAAGAGGCTGCGCACGTATGCCTTGGCGCGTTCGTCGGCGGTTTTGCCTTCGGGGTGCTGTGCCGGGTTGGGCACGTTCGGCAGCTTCGGCGCTGGGTGCACGAGCGGTTGGAGGATGTCGGCGTGCGCCTGAATCTCCTCTAGGGTGATGCCGCGCAATGCTTCGGCCGGGATGCCGGTATTGGCTGATACCTGCTTCTTCCATTCGGCCTGCTGTTCCTTGGCCTTGTAGGCGGCGACCTGCGCTTCGAGTTCCTGCGTGCGCTTGGCGGCCTTCTCGGTCTCGCTCATTTGGGATTCCTTGAGCTTTTCCAGCTCGTCGGCGGCGGCCTTGTTGGCCTTGGCCTTCTTTTCCCAGTCGCGCGAGTGGCCGAGCGCTTCCTTGTATTTGGCTTCCCAGTCGATCTCCTCGCCGTTTCCGTTCGGTTCGGCCGGCGGGGTGGGGCCGGTAATGTCCGAACCGCCTTCGGCGGGCGGGGCGATGTATCGGATATGGGGGTGCTGGAGGTTGAGGAACATGGTGGTTCTCCTTGTATTCGGGCCCTTTCCGGGCATTGAAAAAGCCACCCGTGCGGGTGGCTGAAAACTTGGATGCCCGTCTTCGGGCATTGAAAAAGCCACCCGGCGAGGGTGGCTTGAATGGGCCGGCGCTATGTCGTCTGGGCCAGTTCTTTGTCGAGGGCCGAGGCGTATTCGTCCTTGTCTTCGTCTTCGAGCAGTCCGAAGGCGTCGAGCAGGGGTTCTTGCGGCACGGTTACGTGGTTTTCGAGGATCGCGGCGATGAGCCAACTCAGGGCGTAGTACTGTTCGCCGGCGGCTAGGCCGTAATCCAGTTCCTCGGCTTCCTCAAGGACGTCGCAGTATGGCCTCAGCCGCCGGTATGCGGCTTCGCATTGCGAATCTGTTGCCATAGCTTCTCCTTTTGCTGAGGCACGACCGGGTGTGCCGTGTGGACGGTGAATCGGCCGCCGGTGTTTCTGGTTTTCTGGAGCCACACGCGGATGATCTCGTCTTCGACTATCTTATACAGGGTTTGACGTTCCCTGCCACCCGGTATGACGAGGTCGGGAGCCACGACGGTCTCTTCTACGGCCCACTTGATTTTCTTCTCGTCCCATTCCTTCGGAAAATGAGTTTTCCCGGGTACTGTCGCGTCGGGACCGTGGTTGGCGAAGACATGATCCCATGTTTTCGCCCGTGGCTGGATGACCTCGGCGGGCCATTCGGCCGATGATTCGAACACTCCAGAGGTGAGCTCGTCGGGAAACATGTGGTTCATGGCCTTCATTACGGCATTGGTTTCCGAAGTGCCAGCTCGTGATTTCGCGGCCTTGTACATGCGCTTGAACTTGTCAGGTTCGTAGCCGTCGAGTTTGGTCTCTCCCCATGAGGGGACGATCTTGCAGTCGCAGTCGTGGTGGTACCTGTGCCATTTGCCGGCGGTGTCCTCGCTGGCATAGACGAAGCCTCGGGACGCGAGCATGGCGCAGAACGCGCAGGTCTTGCCTTGGGGCACTCGCGCGTATTTGGGGCGGGTGGGGTCGTTCTGGGCGGTGAACCGTCCTGTGAGGCGTGCGGTCTCGTTGATGATGTCCTTGGCGAGGCGCGCCCAGTCGTCTTCGGTGTAGCCCTGCGTGTTGATGGCCCAGAGGTGATCCATGGTCAGTCCGGCTTTGCTTCGGCCGTTGATGATGTCGGTGAATTTCGCGCCGACGTGCATGGTGTTGTTGTAGCCGCCGACGATCTGCCAGAAGGCGCGGTCCGAGCTGACCTGCGCCTCCTTGTAGTCGGGCATGCTGATGCCGGCGGCTTCGGCCCATGCGGCTCGCACGTTCCTGTAATAGTCCTGTGCGATGAGGTTGGCCTTGCGCGCGTAGTCTTCCAGTTGGCGTCGGGCTTCGGTGGTGGGATCATCGCCGAAGTAGAGGCTGTTGGGCACCATCGTCTTGGCTTCGATGATGAGGTCGGCGAGCTCGTCCTGATAGTCGTCCCACATGTCGTTGAGGTGCCCGTTGAACGCTTTACGCTGCGCCGGGCTGAGGTTGCTCAGCGGCAGGCTGTTGCTGTCCATTGGCTGCGGCCTCCTGCGTGTCGGTCTTGGCGGTGGCGATCTTGGCGCGTAGTTCGTCGATGGCGTTCTGCGTGCGCTGCTGTTTCTCGTAGGCGCGATGGGCGGCGATCTCGTCCCATGTCAGGCCGGCGCGGCTCAGGCCCACGTCGCTGTCGGCGAAGGCGGGGTTGGTGGACGCGACCTTCTGGTACCAGTCGGCGCGGGCGGCGTCGCTGGCTTCCTTGGTGGGTGCCCAGATCGGTCGCAGTTGGCGGATGTCGGCTTCGTCCGCGCCCTGGGCGGCGAGCGCCATGGCGAGGATGCTTTTGATGCTTTCGCCGAAGCGTTTGTTTTGCCGGTCGGCGGTGCGGGAGAGTTTGCGTTCGGCTTCGGCCATGGCTTCGGCGCTGGCGGGGTTGGACATGGTGATGCCGAGGTCGTTGACGGGGATGTCGGTTTCGCTGCTGACCATGAGGGCGACGGTTTTGAGCATGTCGGAGTGTGGCTGCATCGAGGCCTGTGTGAGTTGGCGCAGTTCGGGTTTTTCGCCGTTGCGGCCGGCGGGGATGCCGTTGATGACGCTGACGATGCTGCCCCATGTGTCGGGGCTTACCTGTCCTTTGTTGGCTCCGAGGAACCATATGCGTGGTGCCGCGTAGAATTCTGCGGTCGCTTCCATGCGCACGAGGGTGCGCAGTCCGAGGTCGGTGAGGGCCATGAGCGGGCGGGTGATGCGGCTGGAGCCGAGGGGGCGGTAGAGCTGCTGGTCGCTGACGATCGGCACGACGGTGGGGCGGTCGAAGCCGGTTTCGATGCGTTCGGCCTGCCATGTGCCGCTGTTGCGGCGGCACAGGTAGACCTTGCCTGGCAGCCATACGTCGAAGCGGGTGATGTAGCCGTCTTTGTCTTTGTCGCGGATGGTCATGGCTGCGCCGATCCTGTCGTTGCCCCAGTCCCATATGGCGCTGCTCCAGTCGGCGGCGCGTGGCGTGATCCGTATGTCGTCGTCGTCGCCGGAGATGGTCATGAAGCTGCATCCGTGCGTGTATGCGGACACGATGGCCTGCTGGATTTTCACGCCGAACGTGTTCGCCGCGACGAGGTCGTCTACCTGCGTCTGGAGGGTTTCGGGCGCGTCGATGCCTTCGAACACGGAAAGGTCGGCGAGCGCGCGGACGGCTTTGTTGGGCCAGCCGATCATTGGTTTGGCGAGGGCTTTCATGGCCGGTGGGATGCTGTAGGCGATGCCTTTGTAGTGGTAGTGGGCGAGGTAGTAGCTGGTGCGCAGGGTGTTGCGCGTGTAGTGGCGTCGCCATTGTTTGAGGAGTTCGTTGATGGTGGGTTGGTCGTCGGGGTCCACGCCGGTGATGGTGTTGGCGTAGGCGCTTTCGATGGCGAGCCAGCCGGCTTGTCCGCGCATGACGGGGTCGTCGGTGTTCATGTGCTTAGTACCATGCTTCCTGTTGTGCGGTGGGGTCTCTTCTGGTGGTCATGGCCCCGTGGAGGGCTAGGGTGACGGCGTTGAGTGGGCTGATGTCGGTGTCGTCGTCGGGTCGGTTCCATCCGAAGAGGCCGTTTTTGCCGATGGGGCGTGTGGTGGCTTTGTTGGCGGCTTGCCAGAGTGGTTGTTGGCCGTCTTCGGGCAGGTGGGTGAGGGTGCCGTCTCTGAGCATGTCCTGGAGGCGTCCGCAGGCGCGGCCCATGTCGGTGGCGGCGGTGACGGTGACGGTGACGCCGGCCTGGGCGAGGTCTGGCAGGAGTGCGGTGGCGGGGCTTTGCCCGTCGATGACGAGCGCGGCGGTTTGTTCCCAGACCTTGTCGATGAGGTTGACGGCCCACATGGTGCCGTCGTGGTTGGTGTCCCTGTATTCGGCGAGTTCGATGTGGGCGGTGTTGTCGTCGTAGCGCATGCATGCGCCGATGGTCAGGCGTGTGCGTGTGGGGTTCATGTCGATGCCGAAGCTCATGACGCCGCCTGGGCGGCGGGCGTCGATGGTGGCTTCCTCCCATTGGCGGCGGTCGATGGCTTGGCTGAGGGCGTGTTCGTCCCAGATGCCGAGGGCTTCGCGCCGGAAGTCGTCGCCGGTGAGGTTTTCCCACAGGTTGGCGATGGATTCGTCGCTGGTGTGGGACGGGTAGCTGGGGTTGGCTTTCCTCCATTGGTCGCGGTCGAGGGGGTCGGCGTCGCGGTCTGCGGTGAATTCGACGTAGAGGGTGCTGTGGGTGCGGCCGGCGCGCGCTTTGTCCCTCAGGCGGGTGAACGCTTCGCCGTTGTCCCTTGGCCCGGGCGGGGTGCCCATGTAGATGGTCTGGGGGTTCCAGGCGCGGTTCTGGGTCGGCAGCATCGACGCCATCGCCGAGTCGGACAGGTGCTGGGCCTCGTCGATGACGAGCAGGGCGATCTTCTTGACGCCTCGCAATGCGCCGCGTTCGCGGGCGCGGAAGAAGATACGGCTGCCGTTGCGGAAGCGTATCTCCTCTTTGCCGGCGGCGAGGCTGATGCCGTGGTCGGGGTCAACGAGACCGCTCATCTCCGGCCTGAGCACGATCGCGCACAGGCTTTCGAACGTGTCCTTGATGACGCTGAAGTGCTGCGCCGTCCACACGATGCGCATGCCGGGGGTTCGGGCGGCGCGGTGGATCGCGACCCAGCCGATGTCGTAGGTCTTGCCGGTCTGGCGCGGGATCGACAGCACCGTGTTGCGGGCGCTCCAGAAGCCGTCGGCGCTTTTCGCGAGGATGATCCGGTTGATCTGCCGCTGCCAGACGTCGAACCGGTCGCCCGCCGCGTTGGCGAGCCGGTTGAGGCTCGGCTCTCCGCTGGTGTACAAATCGTCGGGGATGATCTGGCAGCTCGCCCCGTCAATCCTCGTGTTCATCCAATCGTATGTCCTCCGTGTCCAGGGCCTGCATGGCCGGATCGTGCCCGTTCGACGCCTTGTCGATCGCCTCGATCTCGGCGCTCATGTCCGCGAGCCGTTTCGTCAATGACGCGAGGTCGCGTGAGCTTATCGACCCTTCGTCGAGCTTTTCGGCGATCAGGTTGCGCATCGCCACCAGGAGGCGGCGACGATCCCCGGAAGCGGCGGCATTGCTGACCCTATGGGACTTCGACGCGCTCTTCGAGCGAGGGGTTTTCGACGTTCTGGACACCAAGACGGCCTCCGTTCGAGTGTGGAAAAAAGCCCGGGGGAAAAACGGCGCTTTGCCCGTGGTCGCCCCGGCGGGGCCGGGTGGGGTCTACTCCCCACCCCCGAACCAGTCCGAGCAGCGGATCGGCCCGGATTGGGTTGGCTCTGTGCGCTGTGGGGCCTTGCCCTGGGCGATGAGCTGGGCGACGCGCTCGCGCGCCCATGCCAGACTGTGCGTGCCTTTGATGGCGTTGCACCATCGGTGCGCGGGCCCGCTGTTGTCGTGCGTGAGCGTGCCGCCGCGCGCCAGGGCGATGGTCTCGTCCACGACGAAGCTGTATGGATGCGGTGCCTTGAGCTCGTAGTCGATGGGCCGATGGCAGATGTAGCAGTCGGCCCGCATGTGCCGCCACCGCTCGCGCTCGCGCCGGCGGCGATAGCCATTGCTGTACCGCGGATTGCCCACGCACGCCTCCAATCGAACGCCTGTACGGATCGACAGACTGCGCTCGCCGGCGGGAAGAAGAGGAAAGAACCGCCGGCGAGGCGTCTGTCTGTGGTGGTTTCTCGGGTGCCGCATACGCCGGTTGCGCACGGTGCCGGCGGCGGCTGGCGGATGGTGCGGGATTCGAACCCGCGAAGCATGAGGTCGGTTGTCATGCCTGCCCGCCTAGCAAGCGGGTGCCTTCGACCGCTCGGCCAACCATCCAAGGGGATCGGATACGAAAAAAGCCCATCCCCGATGGGACAGGCTTTTCCGATACTCCGATTACACGCGACAGCGTAACACGAAACCGTCTCACGCTCAAACGTCGCCGCCGTCGCGCTCGGCGCGATCCTGCGCGCAGGCCAACAGCTCCATGATGTTCCACTCCCAATAATGCCGGTCGATGCGCCGCGTGGACGGCATCTTGCCCCGGCTGCGCCAGTTCGCCAAGTCCTTGCCCGTCACGCTCACACCCGTGTTCTCCCGCACCCATCGGGCGGCGTCGGCCTGCGTGCGCGTGATGTGCATGAGCCCCGCGCCGCGCAGGTACTCCAACCGCACGCGCTTCAAGTCGAGCCATGCGCCGCATTCGGGGCACACCGCATACCGCGCGGAGCGGGCGGCGTAGATCGGCGTGCGTATCGGCTCGTCGTCGTCCCCCTTCGTGTTCAGGCAGTCGGGGCATACGCCGACAAGACGGCGCTCGCCGGCGTGCGTGGTGGCGGTTTCGACCTTTTCCGATAGGCGGATCAGGTCGGCGTATAGGTCGCCGGCCGTGTAGAGTCGTGCGAGGTCGGGCATGTGGTGCAGCAGCAGGCGGGTGATGTCGGCCCATTGCATGAGGGTGCGGGGCCGGTCGTATCGGTCGTGGCCGATCGGTTTGACGCCGAGCATGCCGCCGGTGAGTTGCAGGTGCGTCTCCACTGCGGAGTACAGGGCTTGGGCGGCTTCGTTGACCGGCGGGGCCGCGTATGCCCTGTTGCCGTGGCGTGGCGAGCGTTCGCGGGTGGTGGCTTGTTTGTAGGCGATCTGCTGGAGGGCTGGCATGCCGGCCTTCAGGAGCCATGCGAGGCGTTTCGCCCAGTCCTTGACGCATTCCTTGCACAGGTTCGCGTCGCCGGCCGCTTTGCCGCAGGCCACGCATGTTCGTTGTTCCATCATCCCCGCCCTTTCGCTGGTGCTATACTCGCTTGTTGGACAATGCGAGCCTCTGCCGAAAGGTGGGGGCTTTTACTTTCCCGAAGCCGTTCCCGACGTGGTGGATTGGCCGGGAACGGCTTGTTTTCAACGGTTTGCTGACTTTCCTTAACTTTCTCTTCTATTGTCGCCGATGCCGGCGGGTTTTTCCGGCGCGGGTGCCGGGTGGGCTTGCAGGATGATGGCCTTCACCTCGTCGACGGGGATGCGCAGGGATCGCGCGGTCTCTTCCGGCGGCACGCCCTTGCCGTGCCATTCCACGATGATCTTCCTGACGCCTTCGGTGACTCTCACGCCCGTGCCTCCTGCCGGTCGAGCTGTTCGCATGCGGAGTGCTTGGCGCACATTTGGGCGACGCGGCGCATGCACTTGCGGATCGCGCCGCCGTAGGAGAGGGCGACGACGGTGAACCGGCCGAAGCATTCCGGGTGCGTCACGTCACGGCCGGGCGTGGCGGTGCCTCGCATGATGGTGACGGGGCCTAGCTGCCAGGCGGTGACGTTGGCGTCGATGTTGTTCATAAGATTTCCTTTCTTGGGTCGTCATTTGACCCCGTACCGGCGGCCGCCCCAGATGCCCTGCAACTGGTAGCCGTTGATCCGGTTGTGCTCGTCGGCGAACCGGCGGCACTCGCCGATGACCGGGCATGACCGGCATATGGCGAGCGCGGCCGCCTGTTCGTATGGTTTGCCGCTGAACCAGAGTTCGGGGTCGTGGTCGCGGCATGCGGCCTGATGTCGCCAGTCCATGGGTTATCGGCCGTCCTTTCGGTAGGGGTTGGCGCGTTCCACGATGGCGAGTTCGTCGAAGTGGTTCATGGCGTCGAACACGGCCTGTTTGCCTTGTTCGTAGGCTTCGGCGAGTTCGTCGGACTGTTCGGCGTCCATGATCGAACCGGCCTGCGGCCTTGTGAAGCCCGCCGTCCTGAGCCTGCGTTCGATCTCGTAGAGGCCGATTGGTTCGCTGTCGCAGGTGAAGACGATGCTCAGGCGTTTCATGACAAGTCCTTTTGCAGCGCGCGACGGCCGGCCTCGGTGATGGCATAGCGTCCGTATCCGACGTCTTGCGTGTATCCGCGTTCCTCCAGGGATTGGAAGGTGCGTTTGTGGTTGCCGTCGGCGGGCTGCATGTCGCCGTGCCTGACGATCTGGAGCAGCACACTCTTCTGCGCGTAAGTGAGTCGTGGTCTCATTTGACGCCTCCGCTCAGCGGGTCGATGAGCTCGCAGCTCATGGCGTCGATGCGCTCGCCGGTCTTGACGGTCATGCACAGGCGTTTGACGTCGCCGGTCTGCCGCACCTCCTGCGTGACGGTCTGCACATCCTGTTCGCCGAGCTGCGCCTGTTCGCCAAGCCCGTAACCGACCACGAACGCTGCAAACACACACACGAAGGCCGGCATGATCCTCACAGCCCATGGTCTACCGTTCCTCATTCCGTTTCCTCCGTCCCGTCAATGAGCGTCCATGCGCTCGCTGCCAGATTGACCCACCATTCGCGCTCGCTGTCGTCCATGGCCTTGCCGCTCTCGTGGGCAATCGGGCAGTCGCCGACCTGCTCGTGCAGGCGCATGGCGAGCCGTTCCGCCTCGTCCGGCATGAACGGCCTACGGTTTATGGACCGCTCGAGCTGGATGGCGAGCGCGAGCGCATCGTCATGGCCTTGGGTATATCCGATCACGTAGGCCTCGGCCGGGCTGTCGTTGCCGAGGCCGGCGTCGGCGAGCGCGTTCAATGCCTGTTGGGTGATGTCGATGCTCATATGCGGGCCTTTCGGTGTTTGCGTTCGGCTTTCCATTTCGGGTGGAACTGCAGGAACGCTTTGAGCGTGCTTATCGGCTCCCAGAAGTCGCCGTCCGGTAGGTCGAGTTGCCACCATTGACCGCAGACCGGGCAACGCCATACCGGATCACTGCCAGAGGGCTTGCAATACTGACTACTCACTCCACGCCTCCAGTTCGCTGATGTCGGTCGGAATGCCGTATTGGTCGTAGTAGAGGCGTGTGCTCATTGTTGGTTCCTTTCGTGTTCGATGAGGCGGTCGAGGCAGGCGAGGGCCGAATAGGGGAAGCCTTGCCGGAGTTTCGCCCATGTGTGCGCTTCGGCGTCGGGGATGGCGGGATCGTTGGCGAGGGTGTCGAGGATGGCGTGTTGTTGGCGTGTCCATGCGATCTTCTCGTCGTGGTCGATGACGTGGCAGAGGTACCATCGGGCTTTTTCGAGGTCTTCGACGGGTCGGCCCTTGCTGTGGTAGCGCCAGAGGTATTTGATGGCGTTGCCGAGGCAGAAGCTGGTGTCTGCGGTCAGTTCGATGCACTCCATGCCCGGGTGCGAGCGTGTGTAGTGGTTTGGTGAGTTGACGGGGTCGTTGGCCCATGTGGTGTGCATGCTTACCAGTCCTTTTCGAGTTCCCGGCAGTCGGGGCAGATGGATGACGTGCTGTCGGTGAGCGGTGCGCCGCAGATCGCGCAGATGGTCGGATCGTTGGCCGGTTCGGGTCGGTGGGTGGCCTTTCGGAGACGTCGGATGAGTTCGATGACGGGGTTGGGGCGGTCCGGGGTTGCTGTGTGGGCGTTCATTGCTTGTCCCTGAGTTCGATGTGTCCCCAGTCGCATGACGCTCCGCCGGAGTCGGAGAAGCATCGGACAGCCGCGCTGCCGTCGGGCAGTTCGTACCAGCGGACGTATCCGGGGTCGGGGTTGTTCACGGTGCCCTGGCCGTCGCCTTTGGGTGTTTCTCCGCATGCCGTGAGCGCGAGGATGGCGAGGATCGCCGTGAGGGTTGCGGGTATTCGTTTGCCGGTGTTCATGATTGGATGCCTTGGTGTCCGGCTCGCATGATGTCGAGGTAGGCGGTGTAGTCGTTGATGTCCCTGTGGATGCAGTCTTGGACTCGGTGGGTGCCTGCGTGGTTCTGGTAGGGGTCGAGGCCGGTGGTTTCGGTGTCGATCCATAGGAGCATGTCGGGTTTTCTTGGCGGGCGGGGCGGGTCGAGGGGGATGGTCCGGTGGCCGATGGCGAGGGTTGTCGTGGTGTCGTTCATTCGTTGCCTTTCTTGATGTCGATGTGGGTGGGGAGGTCTTCGGGTGGCGGGCAGGGATGGCGGGTGCCGTCCTTGTTGAGCTGCTGCCAGCCGCCTGTGCGGTAGTAGACGGGGATGGTGGCGGGGTCTTTGCCCGTGTGGACGAGGTAGCCGAGCCGGTAGGCGCGTGCGGGGTGGGCGTGTACCCATCCGTGGCATCCTGTGGTGCCGCTGCCGCAGAGTTGGAGCAGGTTTTCGGGTTGGTGGAGCCGGTCGAAGGGGTGGCTTCGCGGTTCCCTGTGGTGGATGCTGTCGCCGCTCCAGTGGCTGCCGGTTTCCCGGTCGCACATGGCGCATCGGTATCGGTCTCGCCTCTGTACGGTTCTGCGGGTCTCGGCTGTTGGCTTGCTGCTCATCGGCTGGCCTTTCGTTGGCATTCGTTGATGATTTCCTTGGCTTTTTGTTCCGGGTCGATGCCGGTTTTGACGCTGGCCCAGAAGTCGGCTCTCATCGCGTCGGTGAAGGTGCCTACGGGCACGTGGTCCCGGATGTGGCCGGTGATCCACCGGTCGTCGATGACGGTGCCGTCGGGCAGTGCGTGCCGGTATGGTTTCGGCTGGCTGGGCATGGTGTCCATGTATGCGCCTTGGCGCAGCCATCGGCTCATGTTGGGCGCGTATCTGGGGTCGTCCACGGTTTTGGCGTAGGCGATGACGGCTCCGATGAGCTGCGCTTCCGTCACGGCGGACGTGCCGTCGTGCCCGGCCACGGCTGCGGCCCACGCTTTCTCGGCTTCCCGTCGCGAGCCGGTGTGGCGTGGGTAGGCGTTCCACGCCGTGGCGAACGGGTCGGCCAACGCCCTGGCCTCGGCCTCGGCGACCGACGCGGTTTGCTTCGATCCCGGCCCGGAGGGGTCAGGGGAGGAAGAAGGCATGGTTTTGGTTTGGTTAGGTACGGTAGTGCTTCCTGTTTGCTTTGTTGAAGTTGAAGCAGTCTGCTTCGCGTCTGCTTCGTTTTGCTTCCTGTTTGCTTCGGCTTTCGCCCTGCGGGACTCGCCCGACGCCTTGCCTCCGGCGTGGCCGGCGACGACCTTCTTCTCGTGCAGTTCGGCGGCTTCTTCGGGCGTAAGCGGTTTCTTCTGGTTCTTGAAGCTGCCGAACACGGCGAGGCCGCGACGGGTCACGACCCTGTACACGCCTTCGCCGGCCTCCTCGAAGAGCCCGTTTTCAACGAGTTCGCGCACGAGTCTGACGGTGCCGCCCACGCTTCTGACGCGCTTGAGGTCGAAGGTGCCGTCGAACGAGTCCGGCCGCGTGTATATCTGGTGGTCGCACCACGTCACCATCGTCGCGTACAGTCCGCGCGCGGCCATGCTGCTGTCCTGCACCGCAGGATCGAAACCGAAGGTGCTGTCGAAGTTCACAGACATGGCGCGCCGCCTTCACGACATGCGATAATCGACTTATGAGCAACGACAAGAAGACCCAGCGCTGCATGTGTGTGACGATTGATTTCGAGCAGCTTACGTTCGGTGAGCTGCGCAAGTTCGTCGAACTGACGGCAGATCGTGAGGACGATGAATTTGTGTGCGTCAACGACAATGACGGAGTGCCGGACGGCTTTATGGCGTATGTGGACGCAGAAACCATAGACGTCGTGCCAACCGATGAGACGTCGGAGCGCTGATATCGACCACATCTTTTCCTGAGCCACCCCGTTGCGGGTGGCTTTTTTGTTTGCCTGCTGCATATAAGCCTCTCTCAATGTGTGGTTACTTGATCTCGCCGGTGGTCGGATCGACGGCCTCTCCTCTGTCGGTCTCGTCAGCATCGTCGTCGGGATCGGGATAGTCGGGCGCGCTTTCCTCGAACGTGGCGAGGCTGTCGTGGAGGTTGTCGTACAGGACCGCGCGGCGTGCGTCCTTCGGATAGGTGAGCAGCCGGTTGATGACCTCGGCGCAGTCGATGATGTGCTGCGCGAGCGCGTCCGTGTCGTACACGGCCTCGGTGTACGGGTCGATCTGGTGGAACTTGTCGAGGTAGGCGTCTTTGGTTTCGAGCTGCATCTTGTGGTTGACCGCGCGGCGGAAGTCCACGGCCGCCTGCTTGATCTTCGCGCACGAGCTGTTGAAGTCCAGCAGGCTCAGCGGGCTCATTTCGTCGGGTATGAGCGCGTCCTGGACAAGTCCAGAGTCATTTTTCTTTGCCATGAGGGTGTCCTTTCTAGAATTCCGGGTCGCCGGTGTCGGTGGTGGACGTGTCCGTTGTGTAGCCGCTGCCGCCGTTGGCCCACGGGTCGGACGCCGGCGGCTGAGACGGCGCGGCGGCTGGCCGTGGGCCAACGGGCGGGTTGCCCGCGGGGTTGCCGTAGGTGCTGCCGCCCTGACAGCCGTCGTGGCCGCCCTGTTTCGTGACCTGCGCGGTCGCGTAGCGCAGGCTGGGGCCGATCTCGTCCACGGTCATTTCGACCACGGTGCGGTTGGTGCCGTCCTGCGCCTGATACGAGCGTTGGGAGAGCCGGCCGGTGGCGATGACGCGCATGCCCTTGGACAGCGACTGGGCGCAATGCCCGGCGAGGTCGCGCCAGGCGGAGCAGCGCATGAACAATGACTGGCCGTCCTCGTACTGGTTGGCCTGCCGGTTCCAGACGCGCGGCGTGGAGGCGATGGTGAAGCCGCACACCTGCGTGCCGGCGCCGGTGGTGCGCAGCTCGGGGTCTGCGGTCAGGTTGCCGACGATCGTGAGGATGGTTTCGCCGGCCACTAGTCCTCGTCCTCCATGTCCTCGATCCAGTCGCCGACGAACGTGGCGAGGACGTGCGCGTCCTTGGCTGCGCTGCTCGCGATGCCCCATGCCACGTCTTCGCGACGGTTGTGGCAGTGCAGGGCGAGGTCGGAGAGCGCCGCATAGGCCATGTCGGCCACGTCGCGCATGTGCTCCAGCTCGTCAAGCTCGCCGGCGTCATCCGGGCCGTCGTCCTCTTCCTCGTCGTCTTCGTCGTCGATGACGGTGCCGAGCGGCTTCCGGTCGCTGGAGGCGAACATGTCGGCGAGCGTCTTGCCATTGGGCAGCACAGGTTCGAAGGATATGTAGGCCTTGGCTTTCTCGCTCAATGCGAGGCCGGCTTGGTCGAGCGCCGTGACGAACAGTTTTGCCAGCTCACCGCCGGAGACGGACACGTCGCCCTCGATGAGGCCGTAGAACTTCTCGGCGAGTTTTTCGGCCATTTCCTCGTTGGATGTCATGATGTTCCTTTCCTGATGTCCCGTTTCCATGCCCATTCGCATTCCGCGCCGATGGTCGCCGCGCCTCGGTCGATGACGAACGCGGCGGGCGACGGCATGAGGATGAGGCGCGGGTAGTCGAGCCGTGAATTGCATTCGCAGATCGCGTCCAGCGCCTCGGCGATCAGTTCGCCGGGCGTCATGGTCAGGCCCCGTTCGGTGATGGGCCAGACCATGAGACTGCGGTGGGTGTTCATGGGACTCCTTCGTTTGGTGCGGGGCCGCGCTGGCGTGGTCGACGCCGGCAATGGAGACCACCGGCTCGCACGCCATCGCTTCCGCAATCCACTGACTTCCTGTCGTATGGGGATGGATCGCGGCCGACGTTGACGCGGCCCCAGTGGACGGCGGCCGAATCGAACGGCTTCCCGGTCTTTGCCCGCGCCCACCTGACGCGAATCTCGACCGGGGGCGAACCTGCCCGCCCTTGGCGCGCCGCCGGTGGAGAGAACCGGCGGCGCGATCATTGAGAGAGGTGGTGTTAACGACTTGTTCCTTGTCGCCGCCCGCCGCATCGGAAGGAAGGTCGCAATGGCGGCGGGCAAGCCTTAAATGGTCAGCACGAGCGCGCAGAGAATGACGAGCCTGAGCGACTGGTACACAAGCGCTCCCGGCTTGGCCTTCGTTTCGCGCAGCGTGCCGATGAGTATGAAGTGTTCGAGCAGCGCGTATCCGAGGATCACCCACTGCTGCCAGACGAGTGCATCGAAGTTCATTCGCCGGCCTCCTCGAACAGTGCGACGAACACCACGGGGCATTCCACGAACGCCCAGAACGCGGCGAGGCCATTGCCGATCGGATGCATGCAGGCATCGTGAGTGAACAGCCATCCCACGCAGACGACGAACGATATGACGGTCAACAGGCCGATGGTGTACGGATAACGCTTGAACATGACCGCCACCCCTACTTGGTCTGGACGAGCGTGTCCGCGCCGTCGGGGACGACGACGAGCTGGTCCGCGTTGGACAATGCGTCGATGTAATGCTGCTTGAGCACGTTGTCGGTCAGGCTCTCGTTGAGCACGGCGTTGGCGTCGGCCTCGCCCTGCGCCTTGATCTTCTTGGTCTCGGCCTCAGTCTTGGCGACCTGCTGCTCGTTGAGCGCCTTCTGCTTGTCGATCTCGGCGGCCTGCGCCTCCGTGTACTTCTTGGTGATGGCCTCGCCGTAGCGCACGTCCTGCACGCTGACCTGCTCGACGGTCAGGCCGATCTTCCTCCACTTCGCCGCCAGCACATCCTGCACGGCCTTCGTGTACTCGCCTCGGTTGGTGAGCATCGTCAGGGTGTCGAACCGGCCGGACTGTTCGCGGGCCACTGAACGCAGGTCGTTGCTGATGTAGTTCTGCGTGAACGTCTGCTGTTTGCCGTACTCCGAGTACAGGTATTCGGCCGCGCTCGGATCAAGGCTGTAGTTGACTTGGATGTCGATGTCCGCAGAAGCGCCGCTCCTGTCGTTGACGGTGACCTGCTTGCCGACCGCGCTGCCGCCGTCGTACTTGTAATCGGTGTCCTTGTAGAAGTTGATGAGGTTGTTACGGGTGTCGTATTTGATGACGCTCTGCCACGGCGTCTTCCAATGGAAGCCCGCGTCTTCGGAATGACCGGCCAGACTGCCGCCCATGTTGCGGATGACCGCGACCTCGCCCACGTCCACGGAATACAGGCATGCGGGAATGAGCAGCAGCAATCCGACGAGGCCCGGAATGAGGCCGATGCCGGCCCCCTTGACGTTGTTGGACAGCGCGACGCCGGTGACGGCGGCGCTGAAGAGCAGCAGGATGATGGAGATGACGAACCAGATCATGAGGGTTCCTTTCGGAAGATAAGGTCCTTTCCCCGTGCCGCGTAGGCTTGAAGCTGCAACACAAACAATCCGCTGCATGCGGGGAAAGGAAGTATTCAAATGGGTGGAGCTGCAAGCTGGGCGAGCTCAGCGGAAACGAAGTTCAAGCAGGCTCAGGCAAGCGCTAGAAATGCCTATGAGTCACGGATGACCGAGGGTCTAGCGGACATCGCCCAAGCGTTGTTCCAAATCGACTTACGGCTTGACCGGCTCGAAAAGAAACTGGACGGTCGGGGTTGAGCCTTGCCAGTTTGCGCTCGCTGATGACGTCGTGGCGTATGTAAAGGCTTTCCATGTTGAGCTGTGCGCCACGACGCTCATAGGCGTTACTCATTTCACTACCTCCGGCACATATCCGTTGTGGTCGCGCCAACGGCCGTCGGCCATGTCGTGCAGCCATGACGCCAGACGTCCGGCTTCCGTGACGGTCAGGGCGATATGCCCCTCTCCCCTGCATTCCATGAACCGGATCATGGTCGAGTCCACGGTGGCGCTCACACCGATGCGCGGCAAGGCGTCGTCGGCCTTCTCGCCGACCCAGTTGCGCCGAGTGTCGATCGCATTCGCCAAGACCGCCGCCTCGTCGCGGGACAGCAGGGCGATCGCGCCGCCAGTCCCCGTTCCCGCGGGGTCGCGCAGCCACAGACGGATGCGCACGCCACCCTCGTCGGATAGTCTCGGCTCGCACAGCAGCGGCCGGCCCTCGCTCTCCAGGTTTATGAAAAAGGTCGAGTTCCTGGCCGCCCAGTACAGGTCTTTCACCTTCATGACGCCACCCCCTCGGCTTGGGGAGTGTCCACCGGCCACGGGTCAAGAGTGCGACCCATGAGATAGTCCACGGACGTGTCGAAGAAGTCAGCGAGCGCCACATAGTCCTTCTTGGTGAAGCTGCGAGTGCCGTTGATCTTGCTGGACAGTGCTTGCCGAGTCAGCCCGATCTCGTCGGCGAGCGCGGACTGTGTCATGTTCCGCGTATCGAGCAAGTCGAGCACGATTTGTGCTGTCTTGTTTTCCTGTGTTTGTAACCGCATGTGATTACAGATACACCATTGAGTGACAGAGTTACAAATCGTCAGCGTGTTGACTTTGTAATCAAAAGTGGTTATAGTGATGCCATGACCGAAACACTGACAGCCCCGCCGGCGGTGATCGACTACCAAGCCGTAGCCATCGGCAACATAAGGATGATGCTTAGCCTGAGAGGGCTGAAGCAAAGCGATCTCGCCGCATACATGGGCAAGCATCGCCAGAATCTGAATCGAATGATTAACACCGGCGCACAATGGTCTTTCAACGACATGTGCCGTGCTGCGCAATTCTTCGGTGTCTCCATTGACACGCTGATGCGCCCTGACCTTACTCAATCTGAGCTAAAAGGAAACGGAGGTTTGCCTGTCGTCAACGTTGACGACTTCCGCCTACGTGGCGGGGCGTGGAAGACCCCGGCTATGGTTCTGGCCGCCTGACCGGGCGGCTCGGGATCATAACCCAGAGG